TGTTGATAAAGTTGCATTCGCTGTTGAACCTGCTATGTTTCCAGTTGCACTTACCGTGTTAGCACCACCAGTTGAAGCTAAGTTTTTAGTTCCTGATTTTCCAACTGCTACGTTATCTTGTAAGTCTGGTACATTAAAAGTTGTTGAACCATCACCTGATCCATAAGTTGTACCAACGATTGCAAATAAATCTGCATATGTTGATCTTGAAACTGCAGAACCATTACATTCTAAGAAACCTGTTGGTACAGAAGAATCTGACCACGGCACAATTGTTGCTGTTGGAATACCTTCAATACCTGTAAGGTTAGCTCCGTCAAAATCGTATTTAGTTGCTTCGTAATTTGCCATATTCTATTTCTCCCTATAAGTCCAACCTGTTGTAGCGTCTCCAGAATATACTAAACTGAAACCAGCACCTTGTGTATTAACAACTAGGTCAGCTGCACTGTTTGCTATATTAGATCCGTTTCTTCCAACAGTCAATGCATTTGTATTAAAATCATATCCTTGGTCAATAAATGAAACTTCATCACCTGCACTTGGAGAAGCAGGAAGTGTAATTGTAAATGCTCCGCCATTTGTATTTGCTAAAATTTGTGCACCTGTTTGTACAGTTTCAGCTGAAGTGATTGCTCTCCATACTCTTTCTTCAGAAGCTTTTTCAATATTAGTACCATCTGAATATAAAACATATTTATGACCTTCACATAAATCTACACCTGTACCTGAACTAGTTTTGAAAGTTAAAGTATAACCTGCATGGTCACAACCATCATGAATGATGTAAGTTTTTTCAATTGAATCTGGAACAACGACATTAACGTTTGCAGCTAATGTACCTGTTAATTTAATTACTTGATCTTTACCGTTTGATAAAGCACCATTTGTAAAAGTTAAAGTATTTCCTAAAGTGTTATTTACTGTTAAACCAGAATAACCACCAATAGCTTGTTCAAGAATTAATAAGTTTGTATTTGTAATCTGTCCCCAAGTTCCTGAGTTTTCACCAGTTGCTTGTACAGTTAATTTTAAATTAGCTGATGTTGAGTTTGCCATATTTTTAAATTCCTTATAACGTTTATTTTATAAAATTTATGCAGCTGTGTCAACTTCTGTCCAAGTAGGCGCTGTACCTGTATTTACTTGGTTCCATATTAGAGTTCTATTAGTTCCTTCAGCCATTGTCAAGCCAAAACCTGTTAAAGTTACATTAGCAAATCCTTTAATAAATGGACTTCCTAAGTCAGCTGACATACCTATTCCAGTCACATCTATGAAAGAAACAGCATCTAAAGTACCTACTCCAAGACCGGCTGCAAAACCTTCTCCAACAACGGTTACATTAGCCTCTCCAATAACGACTGTTCCAACAGCAAGAGAAGCATTAAATCCAATACCGGTAACTGTCGCATCTGGAGCCGGATCCACGGTTCCTTCTTCTGCAGTCATTGCTTCACCGGTTACATCTACATTAGCTGTACCTGTAGCTGCTAAACTTCCAACATTAGCGGATAATGATATACCTGTTACAGATACACTTTCCCATTCACCAGTAGCACCCCATTCAAATTGACCCCAGAAGTATCTTCCCCAACCTTCTAAGTTATATGCTTCAACGTTACCAACAGAACCGGTTGCACCGATTCCTTCTAGCATTGCATCAGGACCAGCATCAGCTATTCCTAAATTAGATGTGATACCAAAACTTCCTAATTCTATTTCAAAAGAAATTTCTATAGACTCATCACCTTGTGATGCAGTCATTGGAATTCCTGTTACTTCAGGAGCAACATCAATTGAAATACTTTCGTTACCTAAAGCTAGAGTTGCAGCGTTTCCAGTAAGTTCTAAATCACCTGCAATACCCCAAGCATTTTCTCCCCAAGTTAATCTACCCCAACCAACATTAATTTCACCAGCTGTGGTTTCATCACCTAAAGAATTAGTTATTGCAAAACCAGTTAAAGAAACATCTACGTCAGTAAATGCATTTTCATTTCCTAAAGCATTACTTATAGAAATACCAGTTAAAGAAAATTCTACATCAGTAAATGCATTTTCATTTCCTAATGCAGCTGTAAATCCTATTCCAGTTAAAGAAACATCTGGAGCTGGATCAATTGTACCTTCAAATGCTGTTAATGATAAACCTGAAGGATTTACAATTTGATCTGGAGAACCCCACGCTCTTGCACCATAAGTATCTCTACCCCAACCGAATTCTACGGTAGAAATAGTTGTGACATCTCCTATATTAAAAGATGCACTTATCCCGTTAACTAAAGTGTCAGAATCATTCTGCGCACCAAAGTTACCTGTGCTCCATGTAAGCGTACCCCAAGTTGCCATAGGATTTTACCTCCTATGCTATTAACCAGAGATTCTTAGTATCGCTGCTGAAGTTGTAAATGCTGGAAACTGAATAGTGAAAGTTCCTGATGTCGCTGTTTTATCTGCTCCAAAATCTAAAGCACATACAGCAGCATCTGTTACAGTTGCTGAAGTGTTATAGATTAAAGCTCCTCTAGCAGTCAAAGTCACACCAGTGAATGATCTATCAGCAAAGTCAACGATCGCAACACCTGATGCAATTGATGTACCATTATTAACTAATGCTCCACCGCCTGCAGTGTATTGACCTGATGCACCAACTTCATTACCAGTTGTGTAAGAAGTAGTTGCTGAGTTTAGAGTAGCTGAAGAAGTATAAAGAGCGATTTTAAACTTGTCACCAGTCGTTTGCGTGAAGTCATGATCAGCTTCCAATAATTCTTTTTTAAAAGAATTTGCAAGTGCCTGTGTTATAGCCATAGTTTATCTCCTTATTATTATTTTCCGCCGACTCGAGGAACACCTGATTGATATTCATCTCGTCTTCGTCTTCCCATTTGTTCTATAGAGAAGCCTTCAACCACTTGTTTATACTTTCCTTCGTATAATTGCAAGAGATCATTTGGCCCTTTTAGAAAACTAAATGCTTCAACTAAGCATGCATATAATAAGCCATTGGGAAAATTTTGACTAATATATGTAGTAGTATTTGTACTCGATAAACCAGGATCTTTCAAGATATAATTTAACTGAATTTCATAACTTGAACCTGGTGTAGGTGCCAAAACGATTGTATCTTGGTCCCACATACTGTAATATTTTGGCTCTCCTGTAGCTCCTGTAGAATTATATTCTGACATAAAACTTGTATCTCTATATTCTAAGAAGTTTCTAGTTCCACCTGATCCACCATTTACTATTTGTGCTGATCTAACGACCAATAAATTATCAGGTGTATCAATAAATCTTTGATCAGCTACTAAATTAGCTGTTGCATATCTTCTGTTATTATCAGAATCCACATCTCTTAAAATTCTAAATTCTGCATTTTCAATAATACCATTAACAATTGTTTCAGTTAATACATTAGCATCAACTTCTGTGTAATCTCTAATTTTTTGTACTAATTCTGCGTATGTCATTATGTTGTTACCGTTACACTTCCTAATGTTATTTTAGCTTGTCTCTTACCATTAACTCTAGATCCATTATCCGGTATCATACCATTGTTTGATTGAAATGCAAAGTCTCCAGGTAAAGTTAAATCTACATTCATAAATCCGCCATCTCCACTTTGTGCTGAAAATGTTTGTGGTCTTGCATTTGCTAAACCTTGTGGATCAGCAGGTGTTGGTTTTGGTTCTAATTGTGGATGCTTTGGTTCAAATTCAGATATATGGACTCTTGATCCATTCCATTCAATAACCATTTCTTTATATGGAAAAGCTTGTCCACTTCTATCAGAAATAAATTGTGCATATTTACCATTGGATCTAGACATTTGGATAATAATTTTTTGGGGTTATGAAAGAACTAGTTGAAGAACCATCTTCTTCTAATGCTCTTTTTAGTTCATCTTCGTAAAGCATTTTCATTTGTTGTACTAATTGTGGATTAAATTTTTGTGATAAATAATATGCAAGTCCTGCTACCATACAAGGTACAAATCTATAGGGTACATCTGCTTCATTACTGTAGGCCCCGGCATCCTGAATCCTGCTAACATAATAGTAATTTAAAAAATTACCTGCTTCAGTTGATCCTGGAGTTAAATATAAAGTGACAGTTACTTTATCAATAAATCTTTGTACAAAATATTGTGATGGAACACCTGTAGATGTTTTATTTGAAAACGCTTGATACTCTGATCTATTTATTTTTGTAAGTGGAGTATCAACACTAGATGCATTTCTATAACTTGCTTCTAAAATATCATCAACACCATAAACTGCTGTTGCATCTGAAGTGCCATCAGCTGTAGATCTAAACATTGTATATTCTGCTTGACCATCAACTAATGTAATTGAATTATTTTTTACTTGCCAATAATGCAAACCTCTATTAGCCCATTCTTGAAACATTATGTTCAAAGAACGTCTAGCAGTTTTTATATCATTACCAGAATAATCAAATCGACCTACACGTTCATAGGCTTCAGTAATTATATCATCAATATAAAAACTTGATTCAAAAGTTGTTGTTCCAGAGGTTGCCATTGATCCTCCTATTTATCAATCAGTACAGTTGCTTTCGCACTTGTGATTGCACTGCAAGTCATTCCACCTTTAAATAAAATTCCGTCTTCAGGCATGTTAAATGAAAAAACATCTCCTGGAGGAACTTCTGCTGTGAATTGAGTTCCAGCTTCATCTTGTAAAGTTACAGATCCTGTAGTTGTTGTAGTAGTTGTATTAGAAAGAATAATTCCTCTTAATCTAGTTCTACCCGCAAATACTTGAGCTGCTGCTGTAATCTGTACCGCTTTTACGTCACCTTTAGCTGCCATATTTTTCTCCTTAAAAATTTAAAGGAGCCCCGAAGGGCTCCATAATTAATTAACTAGTTGTAACGTCTGTGCCAGTAATTACTTGTTTCCAAGTTGTGCCATCAGAGAAAGCATAAGTTGCTGCTCCTGAATAACCATTACCAACAAAAACCATTACACCTAAATTACTTACAGCACTTAAAGTTGCGCCAGCGTTTTGTCCTGTAGCAATAGTAAGTGTTGATGTGTCTGAAACAGTCCAAGCAACGCCACCACCTTGTGCGGTATCAGGTGCAGTAGAGTTTGAGTTTGCTCCACCGATGAAACCGTTAAGTGCAACGACTGGTCCTGTAAATGTAGTTTGTGCCATAGTGTATCCTCCTAGTTAATTCCACATAGTCTCTAGGCCGTCGACTATACGCGTCTATGTAGAATATAATTTATGTATAGTAAATAATTTATATATGAAATTATAGAAAAGTGCAAGAAATCCCTACGAAGAAATATAGATTTCAACGATGTATTAGTCCTAATTAACCAGCGTAAAGATGAATTTCACCATCTTTAGGATTGGTTCGGACTTGCTCTTCCTGTTGCCTGATGATTGATCTAATTACTGTTTTGATCTCATCACCAATAACAGACATTTCAGCGGTAATTTGTCCCTTGTTTTCAAGAAACAACTCGTTCCATTTAGACTCG